TAACAAGGGAAAATTCCACCGCCCATTTACGGGCGACTTAAAAACCTTGTAGCATTTATACATACTATGTTTGAAGCCGCCCGAAGGCGTCTAAAAGAACTCTTATAACCAAAGAAGAGAGATCCCGCGCTGGATCTTTTGAATTGTGAACAAATGTCCACATCTTTTTATGCGTTGCATTGGAAAGTGCAACCAACTTACGTGGGTGACGCAGTTGGAAACGGGTTGGGCGAGTATCTGCCCAAGGAGTACATGACAGGCACACCCATGAAGAATGACAAACTGAAATCTTCGGCAGCAGCAACATACCCAAGAACGGCACTTTTGCTGCCAGTTACCTGTAATTCGTGTACTGGCGGATTTTCATCACTAAGCACGCGCGTGTCGACTATGTCAATACGCCGAGCATTGAAGAATCTCCTATTCGTATAGTAGGGTAACTCAACCTCAAGTGAAGGATTGAGCTGTATGGGTGTAACATACGCCCCATTGGCTTCAGACTCGCAACTAGAAACTATCTTATCAGCAAAGTTGCTATCAACTGCGGTATTGGCAATCGAACTGAACACACTAAGCCCCACATCATAAAGGTATGGGATATAAGTGCCAAAGGCTGTCAAACTTTTGGTAACTCCGTCAAAGCGCGTGACACTGGCAAATACATCAGACAATGTGTCAACAGCGTAAGGCTGCTCGCCCTTGCTGGTAGGATTACGTGTAGCAAGACACTTCCACCTAATGCCGCCCCTATAAGCAACATAACAAGGAGCGAAATAATTCAGATACGTCATATGGCAGTATGCAAACTTACCACTGGTACTATCATGAGGACCACTGGGACAGTAGCCTTTATAGTAAGGAAAATCAGGTTGTGTCAAGTTCATTGTCGTACCAAATTCCTCGCTGTCAAGCTTCCCAGTTGTGACACCAGAATGTAGACAATATCTTTTGAGCAACTCGCGTATGCTCACTACCTGTTCACCGAAGAACACATCCATAGTGTGATCATCAGTGCTCCCAGCAGCACCCACAGAAGTGACCACGTCGGTACTATCAGGTGCGCTGAGCTGCACTGCAGCAACCTGTTCGTCGGACTCGGGTGCAACCTCAAGTGTTTGTGGCTGCGTCGGCGGTTCAGAAGGAAAGTAGCTAATGTTGCACATAGCCGCGTCTGTAGGTTCGCCAAATCTCGCATCATCGCACATGTTGACGAACACGTTGACTTCTACATTGGCGTCAACACTGGGATCGGGATTAGGCGTGGTTAAGTCATTAACCACAAATACCGACAAAGTACCGTTCCCAAACACTTCCTCCAAAATGTTGGGGGCCGTACTTCCTGTGGCAAACGACGGTATGGGAGCACCATCACGTATCCTCATGGGATTACGAACTGGTAAGAAGGAGTATTCTTTGCCCCAACCAACTTTAAAGGTAAAGTCACGCATGTCTGCAATGTCCACTATGCGTGTGTACATTGTGTTGTAGCCGGTGGAAGAAGTTCCACCATCCATTGAGTCAGGATCCCAGACTATCCTAAGACGTCCCCTATGAAAGTTCGAAGAAACAACCTGGAACCTGAACTCCATGGATCCACCCCAATACTTAAAGGGAAGGGCAACCATACCACACGGCATCAAATGATACTCAGTAGATGGTCCCGTGAACAACGTCTGGAACACGGTCGGCATGACCTGTGTCTGAAACAACTTAGTTCCAGGGCCGGCACTGGGATTGCCACCAGTCTGCCATGGAAAGGTCGTGTAATAGGATGGCGTTTGGCCAAGCCTACAATACTCATTTCATCGGCAGAACTAACTCCAACAACAGAGGGATCAACCGTAACCTCTTGTTTAATGTCAAGAGATAACTTATTGACCGCATCAGGCGTGTTTACGTTTGCTAAACCCCCCACATATCGAGGGACATACACCTGGATGCGGTCGATCACCGGTGGCCTGGAAAATCCAAACAACTTACCTAGATCACCAACTGCACCCGCACCAATTTGTGTGGCCTTGGCAAAAGTACCTATGAACGGTACATTGGTAAGCTTGCCAGCAACACGAGCTACTGTGGATGCCATCGCACTGACAGGTGTATCACCATACTCATCTGACTCTGG